CAATTGCACCATCCAATTCTTTTAATGTAGCTTCTATTGTATTTTTCTGGTTATTAAGATCAGTAAGTTCAACTATCGAAGATGAATCACTCACTTGCGCATTAATTAATTTAACTGAAAAATCACTATCATTTAAAACAGGTGAGTTAGGTTTAACACCTTCTCTAGTTGTTGGTATTTTATCATCAGCAAAAGAAAGTAACATTGATCCAAAATCAATTGCGCTCTGTTGGTAATACTCTGCTAATGTTTGCTCAACGCCATCAGCATTAATGGTTGTCAATGTATTGGTATAATACCCACTACCTGGAGACCAATTTACTGCAGGTATTTTTGAATCAGGATCAATAGGTTTTACAAAAGTAATACATCTCTCATTGAATCCTACTGTAACATCAACTTGGACATTATCTTCTAATGTAGATGCAATTTTTAACTGATCTGCACCTATTCTAATTGGATCCGATCCCTCGACCAATTCTACAATAACTGTGTTTGTACTGGAGTCAACATTAGTTACTTTATATCTTGTACTTATTGGATTAGAAATAACCTCAAGGCTATCTCCTACTGAAAGCTGTATTGTGTCATCAAAGTCAGCCTCTATATCAGTATAAAAAATCTTATTTAATTTATATTGTTTGCGTTGTGTTGTTACAGTAGCACCATTTATTACATCAGTAGAAGTAACATCTGATACCCTAAGTACACTAAAGTTTCCAGTATATCTTTTAACTCTTGGTGGTAAATCTACCACATCTTCATCTAATACATATGAAATATTTCGTTCAACTATTTGCTGTAAAAACTCATCATAGTTTAAATCTGCTCTACCGTTATAAGTATTATTAAAAAAGTTAATCTTACTCTGAGTATTTGTATTTAATATGTACCTTTGGATTATTGCTCTTTCTGTGTCTATAGGAACCTGCCCAGTTAAATCAAATGATACGTAAAGAAGAGGATTAATTAATTCTTCAAAAAACCAATTAGGTTTAATATTAAAATTCTCAATCGAATTAATTGAAGTTAAGTCTGTTGCTTCTGTTGGTAGTTTAGCTAATACTAATTTTCTAAAGGTACCATCAGATAATCTAATTGAACTGTTTTGCCCACCAACATTTGTAATAGTATCAATATTATTCTGTAGCCTATCTACTGAATTTTTTAGAAAACCAAAGCTAGGAATAGTTACTCTTGAGTTAGTACCGTCATTGTTTTGAATGTTAATAGTTACCGACTCATTACTAGATGTTATGGCCTGATTAACCTTCTCAAAGCTTTCTAAAGAATTATTAAAAAGTCTAAGAAGCTCTGGGAGCATTGTTGATATTGAATTATTTTCAGCCATTTATTTTTCTTCTTTCTTTTATTATTTATTTAATGATATCAAACACAAAATTTAAAATACCTTGCTCTGTACATATAAATTCTATTATAGGCCTATTAGTAATCTCAGAATTTGGAATCACTCCCATTGAAACTCCAAATGAACCATTATTAAGTCTGCTAGGTGCATCGGTCCATACCCTTATATTTCTTGAGCCTATATTTAAATTATTATTAAATGCTAATCTAAAAGTTTGGCCAGTTTTCCACTGTATCATAGTATCATCTATGTAAATATTTAAATCACCACCGGCTTCATTAACCGTATCCAATCTTAGCATATTTGTATAGGTTACCAATTCAGTAAACACCTGTGGTACTGCCGTGTTTAGATTTAATGGATTTAATGTATCTATAACAGTTTCACTTGAATTAAAAGGAATTACAAACGAGTATTCTTGGGTAGCTAATGATACAGTTATTAAATTAGGTGTATTAGTGTCTACACTTATACCAGTACCCTGTCTTACTACGTCTGTGTTATATTGTAAAGATACCGGTACATTTCCATTTGCTAAACCTTGTATCTCATCAGAATTTTTAGCAATAAGATCTAATAAAACAGTATCATTGGCAAATGCCAAGTTAGCATTATCTAATTGATCTTGCACACTTGTGATCTGTGCTTGTAGAGAAGTAACATCTGCTACATTAGTTATTTGATTTTCTAAAGTTTGAACCTTTTGATCTAATTCAGAAATTTCTAATTGCTGAGATTGGAATATTTTAGCTGATTCCTGTAGCTGTGCAGTCGCTTCACTGAAGAGCTGCATTGAAAATGTATTATAGTCATTAACGATTGTGTCGATACCGGCCGTTCCTGGTGAAGCATCGAATCGTAAATTAATTTTAAATCCATAACTGTTTCCATTTTGTCCTGTTACTTTATTAGGTTTATATTTAGGGTATCTTTGAATATAGCCACCATCTGTTGTTGGCGTAATATTATCCACTAATAAAATACCATAAAGATTAGTAACAGTATTTGCAGTGTTACTAGTATCTACCATGTCATAATAAACTAACACAGCGTTAAATTCAAATGTACTTGCTAAATCAGTTCCATTAAATTGAGGTATTGTTGCAATTGTTGGATCTGTTATAATCTGCTCGTAATCATTAGGTGTAAAATCTACAGAAATTCCATCTAACTGATTCCTAACATAAGCAGAACCATTAAACCCTACGGGACTACCATAATCAGCCGGATATTTTCTTATATTAATATTGGCAGTATTAGTAAATGTATTAGGTTCAGTAAAATAAGATTCTTTAGATGTTGGCGGATTAGGTTCTAACATCCAATTAGCATTAGGGTCAGTATAACCACCGTTTGCAGGATCACCAAGCAATGGATCATCATAATCATAAAATGCATTAATACTTAATCCTTGTGGTTGTACTGTACTAGGACCACGACCTAAAATAAATTCGTCCTTACCTTGTATTCTTAAACTAGGTTGATAGTTTGTATCTGAAATAGAGTCAAATAAAATAGTTGGTGTACCTCCTACTTCAGTTGGTACATTAATATAAAGTTCAGTGTAAGCCTCGCCTGCTTTATCTACATTATTTACAATATCAATATCACCTACATATTTTACAACTCTCCTGTACTGATAATCACCTGTCTCTTGAGTATCCTCCTCCACAAATAAAGGTCTAGTTACTCCAGGATTTTTCTCTAAATTAGTAGCAGGCCTAAATCTCATTGCCCCTGTCTCTTTCATCCATTTAAAGAATACTCTTTCAGCTACAGATCTCTGTGTGGTATTATCATATGATGAATCACTAATAATTAACTCTTCTAAGTTCAGCGCGTAATTCTGAAGACTTTCGGTAAAGTTAACATTAGGATCACCCTTTAAACCACCACTTGCAATCATACCATCTATAGTATCAAATTGCATATAGTTTTCATAACTATCAAATGTAACAGGATTAAGCTTATCAAAATCCGGTATATTTAAAAGCACAAACTTAGAAAAGACCAACTTAAGCTCATCATTGTTAAGGGTCTTTGATAGATCTCTTGCAGAAGAAGAGAAGGTATAAAATGTACCCCCATCTGCCTGCGGCGTTTTAATTAAAGGCGTCGTTGCCATGTATCGTTTTTCTTTTTATTAACTTATTGTATAACCAGTTCCACCTACTAAGAACCAAACTCCATTTCCTGTACCGTCGTCTACACAAAGTAGGTGAGCAGTTTTACCTTGCGCATCTAAATCAATTTTAGTACCACCTGGTAGTACTAAAGGTGTAGATGCACCTTGGATAGTGATCAATCCTGTCTGTGCTTCGGAGTATACAAAAAATAATTCTTGACCAATTGCACCATCATTAAGCTGTATAGTTACTACTGTACCGGTACTGTTTCCAACTCTCTCCACTGTGTACGGTGGTATTGCTGTACTTGTACCAACAGTAATTACACCAGGTGCTCCTGTTGCAAAACCGTCGTTTAATGTTTGTGGATCTACATCATTTCTAAATAATCCTCCACCATTAAGGTTAAGATTACCTGTCATATTAACATTTGTTAATACATCAAATGTAGAAGCATTAATGTCTAATAGAACAGTACTTAAACCTACTCTTAGTGCTTCTGTTTGCACGTTTTGTAGATTACTGAGTGTTCCTGCGGTAGGATTAAAATAAACCTCCATTGCATTAATTTCACTAGTCAAGATATTGAAGTTATCATTCAATACCAGTCTGGATCCGGATAACGAATCTGTTCCAAGAATTTCTGTTACGCTAATTGCCATTTCTTTTCTTTATTTAATTACTAGAATATTTCTATTCTTTTTATATTTATTCCCATTCGTATCAGTAAGTTCAAGGGTGATTTCATATTTCCCTGAATTCTTAAACAAATAAGTTAAGTATTTACTCTCAAAATATATATCAGCCATGCTGGAGTTAGTTGTATTCTTAATTATCCATCTAGGCTTACCTTTACCAGGTATCTTACATTTATCATAAACAAACATGACCCAAGTCATTTTTGGTAGAGTCTTTCCATTATTTATAAACTTAGCAGTGTTCCATGTTGGGTTGCTTGCTACACTTTGCCCTTTTCTATAAATTAAACTAGGGCAATCGTCATCCCCAGTTGGCCACGGTGAACCTGTTCCAGTAGATGGGCAAACATTATCGCCATCTGCATATACCATATCCACAGTTTTAAAATCTCCATGTAACCCAAAATATCTACAAACTGCCTGTACAAACATCTGATTATTAGATACGTCATATACAACATTGTATACATACTTATTAATAATAGTATTAGTACTTACATTTAAATCAGCGGCTGCTTCAGCCAATGTAGTTATGGAAGAGTCAAAATAATGTTCTGCCGTATCTCCGTTTAATGCTGTAATTTTTAAATATGTTTCTGGTTGAACTTCTTTAAACTGAAAGAATGCAGGGGTATCACCAGATGTACTAGTCATATCCCACCATAAATGATAAGTATCGTCCCAACCTCCGGTTGTTAAATTATCCCATCTGTATGGACCACTAAAACTAGCTTTACCATCATCTTGGTAATTTAATAATTGAAAGTCTGGTGAAGCACCTAAACCAAAGTTATTAAGAATAGCATTAACCCTATCAAGTGATTCATATAAGCTAGGACTTTCTTCATCCCATGTAACACTAGGTGTAATAGGTAAATTCCACAATGAACCATAATTATTCCAAACTTCTTTAGCCTCACTGTTCCAGCTATAGTTAGCTTCCCTTGCTTGGTACCAGCCTGAATATTCAACTTCTCTATTTTCTACACAAATAAAATCAGTCTTTACATTAGATGATATATTGTTATACAGATCAAATAGCTTCATCTCTACACTATATGTCCCAACATACGGTAGTATTATTGGCAATTTATTATACTGTGATAGAGGTCCTCTAAATACCTTGTAGTATGATGGTGAAATATCAGTTTCTTCTTTATAAATTGTCCATTCTATTTCTTCAAAATTTCCGCGTTCAATGCCATCCCATGTAAATAATGTTTCACCAGGTAATTGGTTAAATAATAATTGTGATCCATAAATTGATTCACATGATACTTTCAATCTGTCAACGTTTTGCCCAAATAATCTAACGACATCCCCAGTTACACCAGTCTCTTTTGTAATATCCCACCAGATCCAAGGTTGGTTAAATAAATTATTTAATGCTATGAGTTGATTATACAAAGCATTTCTTACATCAGTATCAGTATCACCAAGCACAGCAGTATATGTAGCTCCCGTGTTAGTATCTGGGTCGTTGATTGTAAATACATCACCTGCAACAACGCCCTGTGGATCTATATCAAATGTAAAGAATTTATTGGCATCATTTAACTGGTTCCAAGTAGAATCAACATTATCCCAAGTTATATTATTAAAAGAATCGTTTTCTAAAATTGTCATTGCACCAACCGGTATACCTGGTTTATCTGGTAGATAATATGAAGACTCCCCATCAGGCCATACTCCAACCTTATTTAAATCCGGCGCATATCTAGTAAAGTATGCTAAAAACGCATCAGCTAACCCTGCTATTGTAACATTACTTCCATCATATGGGATTCCCATAGGCCCATTAAAATCTGGCCCTATCGGTGATGGTGGGTAAACCTGTCCTGGTGTAGTCGGACCTAACAATAAATTTCTACCTATTGCATTAACTGGTGAGAGTGGTGCAATGTAAGCATTACAAAAATTAACAATAGCTTCATCAACTATTCCTTCTGATGCTAGACAGAATGAACTAAATGATCTTAAGTCCTCCATGTATATACAATCTTCAGTTGACAATTTAAAGTTAGTATTTATACCCGCTACAATTTCTCTTTTATCATTTCTACTTATAGTATTAACAACTTCAAGTAATCCGAAAAAATCAGCCTCACCTGTTATATCTTTAATTCTAGCATTAAGTGGTAAAAATTCATTTTCTAATTTTTTCTTTAATCCAAATAACTTAATTAAAATTTCTTCAATAGTAAAATCATAATTCTCCTCAGTTATAGGTAATGACTCTTCATCAAATCTATTAGGTACAATGTTATTAATTCTATAAACTAAACTAAACAAACTAGTTTTTCTAAACTTTTTATTAGGTAATGTTATAGTTTTATCATTTAATTGTACAGATGGTTCAAATACGGAAATATCATTACTCATAATGTACTTACCAAACATCGGTGAATTAGCATCAACATTTTTCCAGAATTCTCTAACCTTTAAAGTATCATATCCAAAAAACTTTATTGCATTTATTAAACCTTTATAAGAACCGATGAACGGATAGATATTATAACCTTCCATCATAATTTCTTTTCTCTTCAAATTAACCTCATCAAAGTCAGGAAGCAGTTCTTTTATATTTGTATTTCTAAATATTTCACTATCTGATTCTAGAATGTTATAGCCCATATTCTGAGTCATAACTCTTAATCTTTCATCTTCGCCAGTAGTCTCACCATATATTAATATTTCTGCAATAATTTTATCTTTGCAGCTATCCTTTATGTATAAGGTTCTTTTAAATGTATTTTCTTTTTCTGATCTTATTGCAATATTAAGCTGTAATGCTTCAGGGTTAATTACATCAGTAACAGTATATCCTTGAGGATCAATAGTTTCAGTAGGATCCGAATTTAATGATATTTCTAATTCTGTTATAACTTCTAAAGGTGGACCATCAGCCTCCATCTCTAAAGAAGTCTGTGTACCGGTATTAAAATCCATGTCAAATTGAAATAAGAATATTTCATTAGGATCTGTCGTTTCCCATTCAGCAGTCCATTCACAAACTCCACCAGTAGACCCAGTGGTACCTGTTGCAACTTCAATACCATGAGGAAAACCGAACTCTTTTAGATTAGTATTTTTATTTACAAACTCTTCTAATATAAAAATTTGACCAACTTCAAATAAGCCTATAGACACCTCAGGCAAGTACATAGTACCTGACCATTTATCTTCTGATGGGTCATAATCAAAATTAAGATACTTACCACCTTTATCAAAGAAATTTAAATGTTTCCAGTTATTAACCATCTTAATTTATTTTTTGGTAATCTTTAGGCACACCAAAGTTATAATAGATTCTAAGGTATTTTACTTTATTAATCCAAAATGTCATAATAGGCTTTAAGTAAGAATCTAAAAAGGTTGAAAGTCTTTCATTTCTAAACATATAATTTGAAAATGAATTTCTCATTAAATTTTCATTATAGTCATTACCTAGGTTTTTTAACTCCCAACCTTCTTCATAAGTAGCTTTATAAACACTAGGCATACCGGTTCTTTTCTCTGTGGCTCTATTCATATTATTTTCCTCTTATTGCTTTTAATGCAGGATTATCTTGTAATCTTCCAGTGTTAGTGCTTCTTGAGTTACCTGATGTTGCAATCGTAGTTCCTCTATTTCTCTTAAGATCATTAAACTTAGCTTGCTGAGTTTTATTATAAAGGTTATTAGGTATGCTACCTTTAAAGAATATGTTAAGTGAACTTAGTGCATTCTTGTTAGGTGTTGCTTCATAGAACGTTCCATTCCTATCATCCCATCCACCTCTTATGATTGCTAAATCCTCAGGTCCAATAACAACATCACCAAACTCATCTAACCCTAATTGTGGATCCTCATCACCTCTAATGGTAATTTTATTAGTTTCTATTAATACCCTTTGGTCGGTTACCGGATCTGTACCATAAACAGGTACTTCATAAAACCCATCTCTTATTGCTTTTTCATTCTCTTCAGAAATAAAGAATACATTTACAGAATCTACACCATCTACATTTTCAATAATTGAAATAATATCTGATCTAGGAATTCTGTCTCTTCTGTTTATGTATATAAAATATGTACTAAGCTGTTCTCTTATAGATGCATGTATTTCGTCTTTATCAAAACCTTCCACGTATCTTATAACAATATTCATTGCATATCTTTTAATTACAGGATCATTAATTCTAACCTCAGCAGTAACAATTTGCCTACCGCTTTCATTTAATATTTCATACACCATTTCCTTTTCGGCTGGTGTCATTGAAAACTCTTCAACAGGAACATTAAAATAATCCTTGTCACTTGTTATCTTTTTAGCAATATCAGGTATTAAAAATAAGTAAATAATATTGTCATCATCTAAATACTGGTCATCTTTAGTATTATATGCATCCACGAAAGAAAAGAAGTCATACTTACTTAAATAGTAAATGTAATTATTAGGATTAGCTAAAACAAATGAATTACTTTGGTATGGTGCAATCAACCTTGTAAACTGTGGATCTTCACTATCAGAACCGAACATAGGATTTCTTACAATATTTAATGATAACACTTCATCTAAATTAACCTCGTTCCCTTGTGAATCAGTACCGGGGTCTTTAAATTTTAAATCTAAATTTAAACCTCCTATATTACCTGCAGATCCTCTAGTTTTTACATATGTAACTTTTATAATAGATCCTAAAGCAGGCGGTTGTCCAAATTGCTTATTTCCAAAGAAAATTGTTATTCCACCATTTACGCTTGTTTTTACCATAACAGATTCCTCACCGTTATTCATGTCATATAATGAATTTACATTTTTCCATAGCTTACCATCAACATGTACACTAACCATATATTGGTCAGTTGGATCTTTAGTAGTTAAATTGTAACTCTGTAAATCTAACCCGGTACCAGTAAATTTTTGATCTTCTCTTTCACCTTGAATTAATTGTACATTTACAAACGAGCTTGTAGTTTTTTCTAATCTAATATAATCACTATCAAATTTTAAAAAGTAAGATAGATTGTTTTGACCAACTTCTAATTCTACGTAATTTAGTATTTGAACAAAATCACCTTCAACAAGACTTGCGGCAGATGTGTTTAATCTTAATCCAATTATACCTTGTGAAGATATACCTCTAGTAGGATCATGACCGGTTAATCTTGATAATCCATATATTGATTCAATATTTCTAGCCCTACTAATATTAAGCTCAGTTGCTACTGCTTCAATATAAAATAAAATTAGCTCACCTAGGTTTGCAACCACTGTAAGTATTTGTCCAAATGGAGAAGCAGGAGTAAACACCTCACCAGCTTGGTCATACTGACGTTGTAAATATTGAAATGCATCAAAGAATAACTCTGTTGCCTTTATTCTTGTTTTACTAAAAAATGACATTAACTATTTTATTTTTAAAATAAAGCCCCTATGACTCTCTCTTCATTTATATAAATATCAACTAAACAACCGTTTCTATCCACTGTGCTGTAAAATTGTACTCTTACATCTAAACCAAAGGCAGAACTACTACTGTTTAAGCAATATGACTGAATTTGGTTACTAATCCTTTGGGAAATAACCGATTCATTTAATACCAAAGAAAAGACAAGATCATCTAAATTACATCCCATGTTAGGAGAACCTAAAACATCACCTTGCCTTGTAAACAAACAATTCTCAATCTTAAGAATAAGCTGTTGTAATTGATCTGTCACCTCGATTACATCATCATTGTACTTCGGTGCATCTATGTCTCTACTGTATATTTCTTTTATCATTGAGAATATTCTTTTATTATATATTCTCTACATTTTTTGAGGGTCTTAGATTATATTTTATCCAGTGAAAAAGTAATCTACTCCTTCGTCGCCCTTTATCTCTTCTACTATTCTATCAACCTCTTCTCTTCCTTCACCAGAAATTAAATCATAATTAATAGTAATATTACCTGGTAAGTTAAATTGAAAGGTTCCTACGATTCTAGCTAATTGAATTTTAGCCATACCACAACAGTATCTTATAAATGCTTCATCTTGAAAAAGATCGCAATCAGGAATGGTATTATAAACCTGAAATATACATGCGCCATTTTTAGGTAACTCCCCCATAAATCTAAACTTCTTAGTTAACCTATTATAGTTATATGATATTTGAGCTTGTAACACTTGTCTTGCATTATCTATAAATTTTGAATTAATTACATAGTACATTAAATCCTCTGAGCCAATTCCAGCCCCATATACATCAGAGTATATAAATTTATCTAATGAAAAATCAGGGTCACCTGCGGAAAATGAACTATCTCCAAATCCACCATCCTCACCAGAGAATCCATTTATTTGGAATACATTATTAACTGCCCAAACAGTAGAAGGCATTTTTACAACACCTCTAGGATTATTCACATCCTTCTCTGTTAACTTATTAGGATTAGCTCCAGTTGTACTGTTATGACTAATACCTTGTCTAAACTCAGCTTCACCCCAAGCAGACCTTGGTAATGCAATAAACATTTCTTCTACACTATCCTCATATATTTTATAAAAATAATCTTTAGCTCTAGTTATAATATGAGCCAACTCTTTTTTAGGCACAGTAAAAGGTATTTGACAACCTACAGTTAAATCATCATTAATTTCCTTTATGAGTGCGTCTAAACATTCTTGGTTATCTGGGTTACACCAGCTTTTATTCCTAGCCATATTCTTACTTAATTTTTTCTATTTCTATTACTTCAGTATTATCTCCAAATCTTGCAAGAGGGGTTGCTCTACCTTGTCTAAAAATACCTCCAACCATTTCTCCACTAAACACTCCCCTTTTTCCAAATACATAACTTTCCTCGCATATTACATTTCTACTAACATACGATTCTTCTATTTTACAGCCTTCTGCCACAGTCGCACCAAATAAGTTAGATTCAAATACTGATGCATTTTTAAGGTCACATCCAAAGATATCACAATTAACTATATTTCCTTGAATAACTGAATCAACAATATCAACACCGCTTATTTCAAAACATCTCATTAGCTTAGCATCTTTGATTTGTATTCTTCCAGTATCACTATCATAATTAATTAAACCTTCGTTCATATCAGCTCTGGTAATTAAATCAAAAATCTTTTCTCTAATTTTAGGGTAATACATTTCAACAATTTGATCATATGTTTTTAGATCAATCATTAAATGAACATTTGGAAATTTTTCTTTAAACGAAGAATAAGTTCGATAAGATTCAACAACAGTTTTATGTTTTTCTAAAATCTTATCTAAAACTTTTAAGTCAGATTCATTATATTGTGGATTAACCAAAGTTTCATACAATGAAGTAATAAAATGTTCGGTCATTGAAAGTATTGTAGAATACTTCTTTTCATAATCGGCACCACCAAGATATCTAAATTCAATATAGCCTTTTTGTAACTTTTCAAAATTAATGCCATAATACTTTTCTTTGACAAACATATAGTTTTTCCAAAGATTTTTTTCTGGTGATGGTTGAGTCATACCACTTAAAGGTACAATAAACTTTATAGATTTTGCATAAACAGAATCTCTTCTATTTGGAAAGGCTTCATATACTTTGTTTTCATCAAAGTTAAGTACAAATTTACCTACATCTAATTTAGACATATTAACAATAGGCCCTAGCTTTTTTCCATCAAATGCAATATTAACATGGATTGAACATCTTTCATTAGTCTTTCCGTTTTCTCTAATCCATTTTAAAGTTTTAGCCATAATTAGTTTAGCTTCAACAAATGGCAGAGGTCCAGTTACCAGCTCTATCATCCCAGTACCACCGGAATTATCTGGTTCTAATTTAAAGATATCTTGAGTAGGCGCAAAGTCACTATGAGCTTTTTCTTCTACTCTAATTGCCTTGTTTAAGGTTTGTGCTAAACCGTCTTTAGTAAGGTCTAAATTTTCATTTGAAAAAAACTCAAATTCAAAACCTATCTTTGAAGAATGTATAGCATTAAGTTGTTCGTTAGAATACATATTTATCCTGATTTGTTTATATATTCTAAACCAGGATAAAGGTTATACTAAGTTCATAGTAATCTTACGATCACTGGTATTAACACTGCCGATTTTAACATTAACAACATCACCCTTTGAAACTTCAGTATTCTTTAACTTAGTTTTATGAATAAGTCCACTGATACCTTTTTCTAATTCTACAAATGCACCATACTTTGTAACTTTAGTAACTTTACCTTCAGTGATCATCATTGGTTTATATTTTTCATCAGCACCATCCCATAAATCAATTTTAGGACCGGCTTGGCTTAAAATAATTTTTCTTTCTGAAATAATTTCCTTTGCCCAGAAATTAATCTCGTCACCTGGCCTTATACTTCTATTATCAAATAATTGTAAAGTAGATTCATCCAATTCATTTTTAGGTATAAGCCCAGTTAAAGATTCATTAAATTCAGCAAATACACCAAACTTAGTTGTACCGGTTACTATTCCTATAATAGGTTCTTTAATATTTTCTCTAAGATTTTCTACTGCCGTTGGGATCATAGTTCTTAAATACTCCCTATGTGAAACGACAATAGTTTGTTTTTCATTTGAATATGTAATAGGCATAACAATTAATTCTTTTCCTACTATAGCCTCAAAATTATGTAGCTTATTTAATCCGCCTAACGAACCTGGCATAAAACATTGAACTCCACCAACTTCAACCCAATATCCTCCGTGGATTAATTCTTTAACTTTACCAGTAAAACCGATTGACTTATTTCCAATGGCATTATAAATTTCATTACGTTTAACTTCATCCATTGCATCACTGATAGAAGCATACATTGTTCCTTGCTTGTGATCCTTGACTTTAATATCAACAATCATACCTTTTTCTAATTGGTCAACAATTTCTTTAGGTTCTTTTTGTAAATTACAAACAGCTGTATTCTTTCTTGATATATCTACTAATGCTTCTATCTTAACTTCAGTATCTTCACCATCTATATTTTGAATCTCAGTTTTAATATAAACAATTTCACCTTGTGTAATATAATTGGTACTCTCCTCGGACATTTGTAGTTTTTTGGCTTCATCATCAGCTAAATCATACATTGCCATTACATCAGCGGCATAAGCCTCAGTACTCATTAATTTAGTACCTTTAGGAACCATTACTTTTATCGTAGTAGTATCAAATGGATCATCACCATTCATAACTGTGATTTCTTGTTCAATCATTATTTTTTTATTAAAGTGTTATTATAGATTATATATTACCTGTCTTAGATTTAATTATTATACTTTAGAATATCTAATAGTTTAAGATTATGCAATAATAGCTGGTGGTGAAGGTGCAGTTGTTGCCCCAACCTGTGCTGCAGGTGATCCCGCGGTTGCAACTAGTTGCCCAGGTGGCAAAATTATAACTTGTGATCTTATGTAAGCATCTATTGATGGTCCAGCTACAGCAGCAAAGGCAGCTGCACCAGCGGCGATAACTTGATCTTGAGTAACTTCTCTGGCTGGATCATCTCCAGTTGAAAAGGCTGTCATAGCTTGCATCCCTGCAACAAAGGCAGCATCCATTCCTGATATAATTACTGGTGGTACTAAAGGCATAGTTTAAAGTTTTAATTTATAGTTTATATATTTACAAAGATTTTACCTCTTTCTGGCTTAATAGTGAAGGTGTCATTGGGGATATAGGTGGACTTGTTGGAGCTCCTAAATTACCAACATGATTATGTCCATTAAAATATGCCATAAAAGAATCACCTAATACAATCTTTTCTTCAGCGCCTTGACCTAACTCAATAGATGATGCATGATTAATGATTGTATTTTCACAGTTAACAATTGCATCTGTACAATTTATTTCGGTATTAGCTCCACTGTTAATTGTAAACTGAGCAGAATGTGTAAATGTTATATTACCATCATTAAGCATTACAATAGAATCTCCGTTTGCATTTATTATTTCAACCGAGTTATCAGGCTTTATATTGACTGTAGTTGGGCCTTCGGTTGTAGTATAGTCCATCATTAAACCTTTCTCCTCTGTAAAGAAAACTTTAATATGTTCACCATCTCTTTCGTTTGTTACATCTGTGCTACCGGATTGTAAATCACCAGTTAACCCAAATGCCGTGTCATATATTAATACATGTGAATTAGGATATGCTGCTTCTATCTCCGCCTTAGTCTCATCAGAAGGGTATAGAGATTCGTGGTATACTGGTGAATAATAATTTCCATTATCAAAACTTATTCTTAATATAGTACCAAGTTTAGGTACTGAAAAAGTACCGCTCCCAGTATTACTTCCACCTGAAGATGATACGGATGGTCTTGACCACGGCAAAGATTCAGTAGGCATAAGGTATGCACTCCCAGGATCTTCAGGATCTTCTCTTTGATCCATTTTTCCGTAGACTCTAACTCTACATCTCCCTTCAAATAAATCATCTTCAGTATCTTCAACAATTCCTATCCATTGAGTACCTTTAAGATTATCATCTTTTAAATCCTTTGTTGTTAGTTTTCCCATTATTCAAAAATATTACCACCGCTAAAATTACCACCTGGTCCTGATGGTCCGGCTCCAAATATGTTTTCTGTTCCACTTAAATCATCTCCACTAGCAGGAGGTACTTGGCCCGAAAATATATTATCATCTATACTTTGATTTATACCTCGAGCAGCGCTACCTGCTAATTCCTGTACTGCTGCGCCAGCTAAAGAATTAATTAAACCTTGTGGGTTATTAATAGCTCCTACTAAATTATTTCTTAAACCAAACACATTACCAAATACTAAACCTTGTGTAAAGGAATTAATAGTTCTCTCTGCAAGATTAGTAGCTCCTTTTATAAGACCATCTTTAAATGCGTCTGCCTTACCTGCAACAATGTCACTAAACTTCTGTTTTTCTAACATTCTATTCTGTAAATTAGTTTCACCGTTTATCGAGGATGGTTGTAATCTAGCTTGATCTTTTATGGCTGAATCATATCCAGAAAATTGAGATTCCATTTCACATCTTCCATAACTCCATTTCATTGATGATGTAGCCCATGAACTACTCCCATCGTTTGCAACATTTGCAAATACCTGGCCACTTGCAGTAGGATCCCAAACACACTCCTCAAATCTAAATGTAATAGTTGAGGTATTGTTGTTTACAAGCTTGGTTATGTCATTTTCTGGTGAGTTAGGATTACCTGCAGTTGTAGCTTTTGCAACAGATTTAAATTTCCTAATTTCTAGTATATCAACATAGCAATTAAAATATCTTAAATTAATCGGAATAATGTTTCTTCTATACTTAACATCATAACATGCAGCTTTATATAAACTAAATAATGCAGACATCTTTAAATCAATAGCTTCTAATAATCCTACAGTAATACCTTCACCTTCAGCAGATCCACCATAAGGAGTCATATCCATTGTCTTATTATATGCTTCCGTTACACCTTCGATGGTCTGAAAATAATATGGCCTTTTTATTTCTATCTCTCTTATACCTTGAATGAATGCTTTTAAATACCCAGCTCTAGTAGTTTCCCCAATAGATTCTAAATATCCAACAGCGGATTCTCCACCTGGATGAGTAGGCGTACCTGAATGAGCATTAGGCTCAGCTGCAACCGCATCACTACCACCTGGTCTAGGTTGCTGTGGTGCACCTGTGGTTCCTCCATTAAATAAAGGACTCATAATATCAAATCTAATATTAAATCCTAAATAAGTTGGATCATCTAAAGCAGTAACACCGTTCCCTCCACCGAGAGCACTAAAGCTTGGTGTGACAAACGATTTTGCAAAATCGTAAGAACTTGGGAACTGACCTGTCAAATTACCTAGCTTATCAGCATTTAAGTAATCTTCAGGAACACCCCTAGGGTCTAACGGATTATATAACTCGAGTTTAGGCATATAAATTTTTTTTATTTATTCTTTATGTTGTAGGAGTAACCTCTCTTCTACGTAAATGTAATCTCTGTCTTATTCCAGCTCCACCTGGCTGAGGGCCTTTTGTCATAAAATATTCAATACCTGTGATAACATAAAAACCAGAAAGGTATTCGTTAATAACACCAAACTCATTTGATGTATCACTCCCTGCGTTATCAGGTGTTTCCTTTCTTCTTTGTGTATCGGTTGGTGCATTCTCATCATTTTCAGTAGCAGTTAAAACACCCTTTACCATCTGAGCAGTTTCCATCATATGACAATAAATTCTACTATACCTTAATATAGCAGGATTAACCGTGTCTAATTCAATAGTCATTCCTAACTTATTTATTTCTGCAAGATTCTGAAAATTTTGTATAGATGCATAATAATAATTCTCATGTACATTATCTCCTTGTGTACCTAAAAATTTAAACTTAACCTGTTCTTCTCTAGGACCTTCTACTTCACCTTCTGGTGTTACCCTACCTTTAGTGACCGGTACCATTCCTTCAGTATCAGTAGTTAAAGGATCTACAAACTCACTCACAAATTCTTTTGCAGTCAAATCCCAATATTGTGTATATCTTTTATAGCCATTATTTTTGCTAATCTTACCGCTATTATTTACCTGTTGATATTTAGATATGTATCTGGCAGTTCCTTGAAAATCTAATTGATTACTTAACAGATTAGGAAACTCATTATTAGTTTCAGCCTGATCACCACTACCCATTGTATCCATTGCATTCTGTTGAAACATCTGACTAACTTCAAGATCATCTTCCTGTCCAAAAAATTTATTAGCATCAACAAAAGTTAAGTAATAGTAAGGATCAATGTAAGCAGTAAAAAATGACTCATCATTTAAATATGAATTTGAAGTAATATCCTGTATGAATTTTTCAGAAGTATCATATGGGTTAGTCCAAATCTGTTGATCTGCAGTATCTTCTACATTTGAAGCATACCCTAATTTTAACCCTTCCGCTATTGCTAGTAAAGAATTCCAACTTGTATTATCTTGAAACTGTACCTTCTCTGTAAATAAGTTAGGTACATTCATTCTTCCTTCGACCATTAACTGCGATGAGGTATCTGTTGCACCACCACCACCTAGCGGTTTAATATTTTCAACGGTAAAATCTATTCTTATTGGCTTAAATGTAGTTTCATCACCTTGTGATCTAATGTACAACTGAATTAAGTCCCCATCTTTAGGGAAAAATCTAGCAGTAAACATTCCATCCCTATCAAAGAAACTAAATCTGCACGTAGGATAAAACCCTGTACATACAAGTTCAAACATTTCTAATCTATCTCCTTGTACTTCATAATTGTTAATCTTGATAAGAGGTATCATAGTAGAAAACTTTGATGGTTTTTCTTTCATAGTTTCACCATCTGAGTTTTCAGTACCACTTTCAACATCAGTTATTTCTAATTCATCAAGTACAATGGTAGGTTCTACCACAGTTAATATATTTCTTTCTACTGCAGACATATTTAATTAGTTTGTGATTTCTTTAAAGTACTTTTACTTTTTAAATTAGTTCCTAGTTGTATTTTACCACCGCTATAGGTTTTTGATTCTTGGCCTGGTTGTAACATATTAGGTGGCATTGGTTGTTTTACACCAGCTTCACTACTCTTAGCCTTTTCTATTAATCTTTGCATTCTTCCTTGATCCTTTTCACTCTGTCTGCCCGTATCTACGTAAGCCTCTTGTGGAGCAGATGGAGTTACTGCTGGGTTAGGTTTCTTATAAACTATATCCTTCCTCTTTAAATTAGGTATTATTAAAATATCACCTTCATTAACACTAAAAGGATTAAAGATATTATTAACTACACAGATAGCATCTATAAATTCACCACTACCAAAATACACTTCTGATATCTTATCTATCCTACCTACTTGATCTTGTGTAACATAATGTAATGCTCTAACACCAAGATCAGCATCATAAATAAACGAAGGCGCAGTAAGGTCCCAATAACCTTCACCTGTTTTATCTAATGTCAATTTATTTTTTAAAGTTAATGATTTTACATTCATATTTAATAATTATATTAAGAATCAATAAACATACTTACCGTATTAGAAATATACTCGGCACTATCACTAGTTGCTTGTTTATTAGGATTATCTTTTATATTGGATATTTGACTACTTTTAGTATTACCAGCACGTGCACCTTGTGTAGCTTGTGTGTTACTCTTACCTGCTTTAACTGCACCATAAGTAGCAACATCTAATCCTGCTAAATTTAAAATATCTTCTTCACCTTGAGCAGATGCGTAAATTCTACCACGACCTGCATTAAACATATTTTCTATATCACCCTTATCTCTAGGCTTACCATGTTTTAGATCAATTTCAAATTTAACCTCCATTGGAAAATCATCATAACCTAAACCTTGCCCTAATGTCATTGTTGAATTATCACAATACATATTACCCATTGTAACAATTGGGTTAAGTGGATTACCTACAGTTACATGCCAATCACCAGTAGGCTCTGCGCTTATTAAAGCTTTAGATGCTTGGGTACCTGAAACTGCTCCAACATTATCACTTAAGAATCCACCTAGCATATTACCTAACATAGTTTTACCAACCTTAAGTAATCCTTCAATTCCACTCTCAGCATTTACATTACCATTAGCATCCCCAAATACACTTTTAAATCCAGTTTCAACATCAGTAACTACACTTCCTATATAACCACTGAAGTCTCCTTGCTTTAATTTATTAATATCTCCAAATTGACTAGCAACAGCACCAGCACTACCATAGTACCTTTGACCACCGCCAAAGAATTGTCCATTATTATAAGTCATAGTTAACATATTACTAATAATGTCAATCATAGCAATTTTAGGATTAACATAACTAAGAGATTTAAGCTCGTATTCAAAATTAAGTTTTAAGTCATTTGAGAATTTCATACCACGATCTCTAATCTGTGTTGAATCAATAACATTAACAGGTCCTATTACAAAGTTAGCATAAGTGGTTCCTAGCTGATCACCAGTAGACATATTTTGTTTGGCAAATTTTTGTCTTGAGCTAATTCCTTTAAATGCATCAGCGGTTGCTTTACCTACACCACCCATCTTAGAATAGAAAGGCTGAGAGGTATAACCACCGTCACCACTACTAATATCTTCCATTTCAGATTTAACTTCCTTATAGTTTAAACCATAAGACATTGTTAATATGTCGTCTAATTTGTTTCCTGCCTTTTCACCTAAATATGTAATGGCAGTAACACCAGCGGTTTGTGTAGCATCTACATTTTCTGCAGCCCTAGGTGTATCAGGATCTTTTCCTGCTATATCCATTTTTAAATCAAATATGTTATCATTTACTGGTGTTGGGAAACGCCTTAAAGTAACAAGGTGATTCACTGGTATTTGTTTATAATATTTACAATATAAGAAATCTTGAGCAGTATATGATATCCTAGGATAATTGGTATTAAAATAATCTATAAGTTTGGCAATGGAAACATTCTTTGAATCCGAACCACCCATAGTAGCATTATCAGGACTATCCTTAAAATCAGTAAAAGGTTTTCCACCAGTTAGTCCACCATGCAAACCTCTAAAATTAAATAAAGCATATCTGTTAAATATGGATCTAGGTACAACAGCGTTCATACCTGTAGCTACACCAAATTGATCTGGTATTGCTCCATTAGAATAAAAGGATTTAGCCATTTCAGTTTCAACACCGTGGGCAAAGCCCGTGGATTCACCGCCAAAAACACCTAACCTATTAGGCGATGATGAATTAGGATTAGGTGATGTGTTATCATTTACACTACTGTTACTTCCTGTTGTTGTTGTGGACATATAGATAGACTATTTTTAGTATATATTCAGCCTAAGCTGTTGAGATACTTATCAATGTCAATATCTCCTTTTTGGAATTTATCCACCCATCCTTTTTTAAACCTAACATTAAACTCTTGTGAGCTATCAGTAGAAAGAGAACCTTTAAAAAACGGCCTTGATGATATATCTCTTATTTCTTTTAGGTTTTTTGATATTATATAAAATTGAACTTTTTCAAATAAACCTTGCAAATCATTTTTAGTTTTCTTACACATAACAGATTCTACAATTACATATAACCTATCTCTATCAATTTCATCAAACCTATCTTCTAATGATTTTACATTTTTAAAGTCTTCTTTTTTAATAGGCATTTTTCTAGCCCTATTGTTAAACTCATATTTAAAGTTCATATCAAAAAAATGAGACTTAAGATATTTCATATTATCATACATCTTAATAATACGAATTTGATAAAGAGGGTTAATAGGATCCCACTGTGTATCTACAATAAGTCCTTTTACTGGCAACAAAACATTAGGCCTACTAAAAGAGGATAGTAGGCAATATACGATTTGTCCTTTGGTAAATATTCTGTGTGCTTTCATTCAAACTCAATGACATTTTCAAATAGCTTGGCGCTACCATTTACATTAATGTCAGGTGAATGATATATGTTATATGTGATTTCATTATTAGTTAAAGATTCCACATAAGTTTTTATTCCTGTAACAGTAGGCTCATTTAAATTACCTAACACATAAAAAATAGATACAGCATTTCTATCAAATACCGTTTGTAGTTGCTTCATTAGGTATGAAGATACAACAGCATCAGATGGCTCAAATTGATAAAAGTCATTTTTCGTTAGCTTATTAAAAATGTCCATATAATTGATACACTCAATATTTCTTGGTACATTTCCTAAAAACGATTTTACTTTTACTGCGTCTTTTGAATATATGAAATTAAATTCTATGTTTGTTTCCATTCAGATAATAAATCGATCTCAGCTTGGAGTTCTTTTATTTTACTTTCTATTTCCTTTTGATTAGGTTCATAATGAGTTCCCCATTCAGTGCCAATTGTTAAAACTTGTTTTTCAAATTTATTACCACACTCTAAACCTAAATCGTCGGTAAGCTCATAAAAGAATCTCATAATATATTCAAACTTATTCCTATGATCTTCATTAGATTCAAATACATCGGTTGAGGTCCACTGTTCTTTCCCACCACCATGATTATCATTAATCACTCTTTTTATTACTCCATTTCTGGCAGGCTCTAAAACAATTTTAATCATTTAGTCTTTTATTTAAAGATTCCCTAGCTTCTTTCATTAATTTTCTAGCCACCTTCTTATCAGTATGCCAAGTCTCCTTATCTTTAACGGATAATATAGCATTAGCTTCTCTTAACATTTCAATCTCCTTATCATTATACCCAGTATCCTTCCATGCCTCTATCTTTCTTTCTTCTATACTTTCTAATTGCTCGGTTAGTCTTTTATCCTGAGCATCAACAGTTGCAGCATGTAACTCTTTCCCTTGTTTAATATTTTCCATAGTAACTTCCATCCACTTATGAAATGGTAATTTACTCTTTGCTTTAAGAAGTCCTTGGTACTTCATCGCTAATCTTCTCTGTCTTCTATTTGGTGCTTGTGTCATATGATTGATTTTATTATATATTATAAGTTAAATTGCCTAGTCAATACCGTATCTAGTTTTAATTAATTCTTTAATGCTATCAAAAAGACTATCTAAAATTAAGTCTTCAGATATTTGATTTTTAATAAAGACTTCTAATTCATCATTTACTTCTTCGCTATCAAATGAAGAACTAATAATTTCATATATAGCCTTTTTAGGAACGTCTATTGGAAATGAAAGATTCAGTTTTACTTTATCATTCTTTTTCTGTTTATCAAAGAGGGTTCTTATTGGAGATGTAATAGCTTTTTGCGGTGTCACCTTTTCTTTATAGACCTCAGCTGCTTTTATTAATGCTGGTGTAGGAGGACTAAAATCTAATGGCTCCCCATCTATTGGTTCTAAAAATTCGCTAAGTAAGCTTGTCGCTATCCTACCACCGTTTTTAAATATCGTCCATTCACCTTCAGTACTTTCAACTGTTTCCACTGAACCGAACTTATCTCCCTTTATCCACTGTAGGTTTACTTCTTCTGTATTTTCCATACTTGTATCATTTTATAATTATTATACTTGGAAAAAGAAAATTGTTTAATTAAATGTTAAGGCTGTGGATCACTACCGTTAAATAATAGATAAGATACAATCATGTCGTTTCCACCAAAACTTTCCTCACCGTCAGTACTTGCAGCAAACCCTACCGCTAAATATTCAGAAAATCTATTAACAGTTTTATCAAGAGTAAATTCTCCATTAACACAAACTCTACCTCTACCTTCACCTTCACTAGTCGTTTCGAATACAACATTATTTGACTCTATAATTGTACTAGCTATAGTTTGCCATTCGTTGGTTCCATCGCCAAGAATACCACATTTTAGTTTATATAAATTAATACCGATCTTTGAAGGTGCCGAATATGCTCCACTTGCTCTTCTACCGACAAATACTCCTCTAAAGGATATTTTATCGCCAACAATATAACTCTTTGATGAGACAATACTATTACCCATTAATGTGAATTGGTCTTGGAATCCACCAACACCACTAACAGTTCCGCCATTGCCTACCGTGTTATCACCCCAATACGCAGAATTCCATCCACCACCATCAAACCCGTTAGCAAGATCAGGTCCGCCTATTCTAAATGAACTGTTTGCTGCATCGCCGGGTATATACCTAGGTAAACCAAACTTAGCTCTAAATGATGATTTTACTATTTCTCCAGCAAGATCAGTACCGTTAGTTCCCTGTAAACCGAGTAAACCTTGTACACCTTGTACGCCGAGTACACCTTGTGTACCTAAAGTACCTTGTATACCTGCAGTTGAAGCACATACTCGATGAGCTGTTGCAGTATTACTAATATCTAAGCCGGTAACATAAGTAACATCATATACATATCCAATAAATCCTTGTACAGTAGCATTAGTTACAGTATACACTGATGTAGTAGTATTTGCAGGTGATTCTGATATTGTTATTGTACTGCCTATTGGTAAACCTGTGCTCGGCTGTGGAACGCCACTAGCCAAACCTAAAAATATCTCGGTAATATTACTAGTGAATCCACCATCTGCTACATTAACACCAACATCAGATGAAGTAAAAGTGCCTGCATTTAATGGAGTCTGTGAGACATAATTTGATCCTAGTATTTCAGCACATCCATTATCTAGGCCATTAGTTCCTTGTAAACCTTGTACACCTTGTACACCGAGTAAACCTTGTAATCCTTGTGTTCCTTGTGAACCATCTAATCCTTGTAAACCTTGTATTCCTTGTGAACCTTCTAATCCTTGTAAACCTTGTATTCCTTGTGAACCATCTAATCCTTGTAATCCTTGTGTTCCTTGTGAACCATCTAATCCTTGTAATCCTTGTGTTCCTTGCGAACCTGCCACAGATGCAGGGTATATACAATATGTATAGGCTTCAAATATATTACCGGCACCACCAGCTGGCCCTATAACATAATTTCCAGTTTGGAATGTAACACCTAAGGCATCATATCCAATATTACCGGTAATACTGTTTACTGTATATAATGCCAGTGTACCAGTTTGGGATACATTTAATGCAATAGTGTCACCTACATTAAGGGCAACCGGGTGAATAATATTAGTACCTATATAAATTGTATTAACATTATTGGTATTAACAGAATTTAGCTGAATCTCATTTGCCGAACCAGGAGTTAAAACATTGACCACACTAGTCCAACCAAATTGCATACCGGAGATACAGCCAGAACCTAATCCTTCGGTTCCTATAGTTCCTTGTGAACCGGTGTTTCCTACAGTTCCTTGTAAACCTTGTACACCTTGTACACCAAGTGCACCTTGTATTCCTTGTGAACCGTCTAATCCTTGTAAACCTTGTATTCCTTGTGAACCTTCTAATCCTTGTAAACCTTGTATTCCTTGTGAACCATCTAATCCTTGTAAACCTTGTATTCCTTGTGAACCTTCTAATCCTTGTAAACCTTGTATTCCTTGTGAACCATCTAATCCTTGAATTCCTTGCGAACCATCTATTCCCTGGGCTCCTAATGTACCTTGGCTACCTGAACCAGAAATACCTTGTAAACCTTGTGTTCCTTGCGTGCCAGGATCTCCATTACCAACAAGTTTAACTAATGTAAGTGAAATATTTGCTACTGTGAAAATTATAGAAGTACCTGCTGAGTCCTTAATTCTAACCTCAACTTGATCACCGCCATTAAGATCCAATATATCTACAGTAGACATGCTATTATAATCGTTTCCATTAAAAGTTGATCGGATTTCAGTAGTACCACTTCCACTGTATGGATTACCATTAACAAATATTTCAGCAAAAATACCGACAGTTGATGCGGCTACTCCACTAAGAGTAAAGTTAATTTCATAATTACCGGCTTCATTAGCATCAATACTTAGTACATTACCTTGTGGGCTTCCACCTGAAGGAACATATGCCATTTGATTTATTTCACCAGACGCTAATAGTAAACCTTCATAAGAATTTGTTAATGTTATTGCTGGTGCTGAGCTATCTAATATCATAGAACCGTATGCAACGGATCCACTTATAGAACCAGATAAACCTTGTACACCTTGTGAACCTGAACCATCGATACCTTGTAAACCTTGGGTTCCTTGAGTACCTTCACCAGTTATCCCTTGCAAACCTAGAGCTCCCTGTAAACCTTGTAAACCTTGAACTCCTTGGGAACCTGATCCTTGTAAACCTTGTAAACCTTGAGTTCCTTGTAAACCTTGAGTTCCTTGTAAACCTTGGATTCCTTGTAAGCCATCAGTTCCTTGTAAACCTTGAACACCTTGTAAACCTTGGATACCTTGAGTACCTAAAGTTCCTTGAGAACCATCAGTTCCTTGTAAACCTATTGTTCCTTGTGTACCACTTCCTTCAGTACCTTGAGCTCCTCTATCACCTGTCACAACAAATGATACTAGAACGTCTTCGTCCATTATAAATGGAGCATTTTCTGTATAAGCAACTGGTACAACATCTAATTCCCACCATGTTCCACCAGAAGAAGGTCTATCATACACTTCTGTTATTTGCCAAAGTATAAATTCATTAGCATCGCTTTGCGATGTAATCCTTACATGACCTTTAGGTATTGATGTGGAACTTCTTATAGTTTCTAAAAAGGTTGATATGTTATTTCCTGTAACACCAAAGTCGTTAATAGCCATTATGTTAGCTAAATATTGATCTGTATTATTTACAGAAACATAACTAAAGCCTGGATCAGCCACAGATGTTTGTATATTAAAATTATAATCAAACGATGCACCACCAAAACCACCTTGATCTCCTTTAGTTCCTTGTGTACCTACAAACCCTTGTAAACCGGTACCACCATCAGCACCTTGTAATCCTACACCCTGTGTTCCTTGCGTACCAGGAGGTCCTGATATGGTTGATGCTTCTCCTTGTACACCTTGCGTACCTTGTAAACCAAAACCTTCAACTCCCTGTAAACCTTGAATACCTAGAGTTCCTTGTATACCTTGTGCACCTATAGTACCTTGTAAACCGAAACCATCATTACCTTGTAAACCTTGTAAACCTTGAGTCCCGGTTACACCCTGACTTCCAAGTAAACCAGCAGCTGCTGCCGTTACATTTACCCAATCACTCCCATCATATTGTAAAAATTCAGAAGTTGCTGCTGCAGATGCCTTAACATTTCCTAGGCTATTAATATCGGTACTGTTATTATTAAGAGTTGCTAAGTCAATTAAAGAAGAGTCAAAATTATAAACAACAGATTGGTTAGGTGAATTAAAAGCTAATGCTAAAGGTTCACCTAATGTACTATATGTATTAGACGCATTAAGACCTCTAAAGGTTAAAGTAGTACCACTCATTCCACCAAACACATTCTCTACACCGGCACCTATACCTATATTTAATCCTTGATTTATTTCACCACCAGCAGAAGAGTTAATTAATTTAATTGCATTAACAGTACTATCATATTGTAATTGAACACCGTCACCGGCTATTAATCTAAATGTATCATTTGCAATTGTAGAATTTAAAGTAAAATCATTTGCTGCTGCTAATGAAGGTGTAGCACCTGTATAATTAACAACTATTTTACCATAACCATTTGATGAACCTACTGTCACGTCACCAGTTCCAATACCACCAATGATATCCCATTCAGCTGTTACAAACACCCCTTGGGTAGTTCGTTTATTTGCTCTCCACCAAACTAGAGTTTCTGTTACTACACTTGTACTACCGGTAGGTTCTAATACTTCTACTGGGTGATATACAATATGCCCAGTGTCATATGTTCTATTATCTACCCACGGATTAGCTACTGCTTTAAAATTTTCATCTACCTCACCATTAAAAAGTTCCCTTTTAATTTCATTTCTGTAGATGATATATTCTTTTAGATTGAATGCCATTTAACCTATTCTTTTTTTATTTATTCAGGTGGTTCAGGAATAATATTTACGTCATCATATGGGAATTCCGCCACATCATTTTTTTCTGTAAATGCTAATCTTAATTGGTCTAAATACCAAGTACCTTCTGACCATCCTGGTTCTGCATAGCATATAGAATAAATGCCTGTTGTATATATTCTATTAATTTCATTCCAGAATTTTCTATAATCTTCAACCGCTCTGTTTATAAACCCTATTTGTCTATTAGTTAAAATTTCTCTCTGCTTATTTCTTTGTATATCAAATGATGAACCAGAAGTAAGCTTAAAAACTTTTGTAATATTCTCCGCTCGGTATTCTGTGGTAAATTCATATAAATTACTTTCACCTATAAATACCTGTATAGATACTAAGTCTCCAACAAAACATGGATCAAATGGTACATAATTAGTCTGGTAAAATAATTCCATTTCATCAATGCTACTAAAATCAGTGTATGTTGATTTATTTTCAGCAACATCAAAAAACCCAATACGGATTTTTGACACTACTATCTTGTACTTTTTTAAGTAAACAAAAAAGTCTAAGGAAAGTTTAAATGTTAATGCTTCTACAACCAAGAGGACTTGCTATTTTTAGTATATATTCAGTCCTTTATTATGCGGTAGTCATTTAATAGGTTGAAAATTTTACCGTGTGTCACATTACATTCATTAAAAATTTGAAGGTGTTCAGTATCTCTATAATCTTGCATCCAATAAACATGCTTAAATCCTGCATTAACCAGAATTTTAGTACACATTTTACATGGTGATAAAGTTAAGAGTATTATATAATTTTGTGGATCGTATTCTTGAAACTTAGCAATCATATTTACCTCAGCATGAATAAATCCACTTTCTCCTGGTGTTAAAGAATCTTCTTCAGTTCCAGTATCACTGTTAGATTCAGCTCCACTATAAGAGCCATTATATCCAAAGCTTGCTATTTTACTAAAGTCTTTTTTTAAGGCCATACAACCAACCTTAGTAGTAGAAGAATTTGAAAGATCTCTAATACTTAATAAAATATTAGTGAATGCTTTTAGTTTTATTTGAAGTCGCTGAAGTTTGGGATCCATTTTTGTTTAATTAAAGTAGCTTTCATTCTTACCTCAGGTAAATCTTTATTAAGACTGTTTGCAATTCTTATGTTTTCTTTATCATCATCAAAGAATTGAAAATTTCTAAAACCCATTTGTACGAATTTCATAAAGGCATCCTTTTTCTTTTGCGCAGTAGAGCCAGTGAATCCTAAAGAAGGATCATTGATTGCAAAGATAAAATCAGGATTAACATCAACACCGTTATGCATCAGAAAATCATAGATAAGTTTTGAATCATCTCTCGCAGTAATAATACCTACAGCGGTACCTTTTGCAATTGTTCTTTTAAGTATTTTAAAAACCCAATCAATTATTTTACCAGCCTTAAGAATTTCTAAATCTCTGAAGTCATTAAAATCAAACTCATCATGTGGCTTAGTTTTAAATGTATTAAATTCTTGTGGAGTAAGATCAATCTCGTATCCTGTTTTTGGATTAAATACTTTGATTTTACTTTTGGTTACAATCAAAGTATCGTCAACGTCAAAGACAGTTATGTCTTTCCCCCATTTTCTATACTTTTCAAATAATTCCATACAATATATATTAGTTAATTCCGGTTACTTCACCACAGGTGAGATATGGAATGGATACATTAACAATTTCTTCCATTCTCATATATGTGTTTCACCACCGGAAACCTTAGTGAATATCCACCATTCTGATTTTGACTTTCTTCAAAATATTGAACGGTTATAGTTTTACCGATTAGTTCATTATGATTACTGAGGTAATGTTCTCTTTGTTCTTTGGAGAATCCAGATCCTACACTTACCTTATTACCTTTATGTTCAATTATAATATTACTTAAACCTTCCTTCTCAACTTGTTTTCCATTTTCTGTCCATCGCATTGTACCGTTAACACATTCCAATACCGTGTATTCAGCATCATGGAATTTTTTAACCTTTAGAAGATTATGGCTTCTTTTACCTTCATAGCCGATATTCTTTCTAACCATGATTCCTTCAAACCCAGCCTCTTCAGCTTCTTTTGCCATTTCAGTAAATTGTTCTTCGGTAGTTAGTTGTTCTTGTGGTAAGAATTCCAACATAGAAGAGTTAATATTTTCTGGAAGAATATCATAACCATTCTTAAGTCTTTCAGTAAGTGGCGTATTTCCAGTCTTGTTATCAAATTCCTCTAAAGTTAAATAATCAAATACAAAGAATTTAGGATTTTCAATTTGATGGTCCTTCTTTCGGATTTGTTTCATAATTCCTTGGAAGTCTTCGTTACCATCTTTATCCACCATACAGATTTCTCCATCTAAAATAAAGTCTCCACCTATCTTAGAAATTTCATTTTCCAAATTACCTAAAGTAGTAAATTCTTTACCGTTCCTTGAAAAGAATGTTACAGTATTCATTTCTTTTCTACAGATACATCTTACTCCATCCAATTTTCTGGATCCATACCATTCTCCACTTTGAAAATCCACTCTCTTAGGATTATATGCATTTGCTAAAGCGACTTTAAATGTTGGAATTAAATCTGGATGGATTGCCTTATTAATAGAGGTAGTACCACATCCCATATTAAGGTCTCGGTTTAGCATATAGTAAATAATATCTTCCCATTGTTTATTCTCTAGGACGAATCTATTTACATTTGCAATTGCTGTATGACCGGTACATACCCTATTTCTTAAATCATCCAATAAGGTAAAGATACTACCGTATGTATTTGGGTGACCTAGTAAATCTGAATTCTTTTTGCAATTCCTGGGAGTTACATTATATTTAAAATAAGGATTATAGGTATAGAAGAAAACCTTCTGTAAGAATTCTCTATCAGAGTTTTCATCAGAGTTATCAGCATACTTTTTAATAGTTGCAATTTTGTGATTTCCTGAAGAGGAAGATCGCATTTCATCCAAGAAGGATTGTAGATAAGTAAGGTTTGTGTATTCAGTCATATTCCGTTTATTTAATTATATTATAAATATAATCAATTTAATTGGGAATTGAAAATTTTTGGGAGACTTTTTTCAAAAAGTTATTAACAATTTTTCAACTGATCCTGTATATCCTTAAGCCTAGCGCATTTTTCATAATCTTCCTTTTCTTCAAAATGTAATAGGATAGCATCTAAACTATGTATTCTATGTTTGGCAGTTTTTTCATCATACCTTAAAACTTGATCAGGAAACATTGCTATTACTGTATAACATAAATTCATATACTCATCCCAGCTTGTATGTTCTAAACTATCCAGGAGCCTCTTCATAAATTCCTCTTCACTATTATCCATTTTCTATTTCCTTTATTTTTCTAATTAAATCCTCCTGCTCATCAGTAAGAGATTCAGGTAAATCAACAAATATATTTATATAAAAATCCCCAAGTACATTTGGGTTATTATATGCAGGGAATCCTTTTCCTCGTATTCTTAACATTGTACCATTCCTTACGCATTTAGGAATTGTATATGTAATCTTTTTATCAAAAACATCTATAGTACCTTTACCTCCTAAAAGAGCATCATACATATCAATATGTCGTATCGTATGTAAACCTTTTTTGTCTAAATAAAAATTTGGATCATCTTGAATTAATACAGTTAAAATAAGATCGCCATTTTGGTCTTCTGTCATTCCACGTTGGCCTAATCCTTTTAACCTCATTCTTTGCCCATGCTTCACACCAGGCTTAATGTCAATATTAATTGTTCTTGTACCTAATCGTATTTCTCGTAAACATCCATAGTATGCATCTTGTAATGAAATGTAAACTTTAGAATCAACGTTTGCGCCTCTTGTGCTAAATCCAGAATTACCTCTAAAGCCACCACCATATCCTGGATTGTTAAATCCTCCTGTTCTAATAAAGTCATCAAAGTACCCTTCATTAAACCCACCTCTAAATGGATCACTGGTTATTTGATCGTATTGTGCTTTCTTTTTAGGATCACTAAGTGTTTCGTATGCATCTGCTATTTCCTTAAACCTCTCTTCATTACCTGAAGATTTATCTGGGTGATATTCTTTGGCTAACTTTCGGTACGCCTTCTTCACTTCATTTTCAGTGGCTCCTTTATTTACACCTAATGATTTATATGGGTCTTTCATTTCCAAAATAACTGTATGCCTATAAGACTACATGCCAGACATAATGATACTATTGTTTTTGTGGTAATACCTTCTCCAAGAAAATACCATGTTAAAAAAGTAAATGAGATAATTCCTGATCCAAATGCAATGAATCTTCCTGGCCATAAAAGACCATCATAGTATTCTACAATAAATCTTGTACCAAAAATTAAAATGTAACTTATTATAGTTCCAAATGTTAATGATACTATAAAAGGATTCTTTTTAAACCATGGCCATACAAATTGACCATTAGTTTGAAACCATATTGCTGATTGCCCTAAGAAGAACAATAAAAATGCTAAAATTAACTTATTCATTTATATAATATTTATAACCCATCCTAACCATGTGGTCCATGTGAGATTCCATTTGCTTTGCTGTTATCCATACAGAAGGTTCTGGTTTTACGACACCATCTTCTCTTTTATCAAACGCTTTATTTAAAAACCATTTCTCTTTTTTACTCTCCCACCAAAACCATACCTTTTGCCATGACCTAGGTTTTTTCATATAAACTTTATTGCCTTTATCCATGTGGGCAATAAATTGTTTATATGTAATATCTTTATCAGCCATTTTGGTTCGCTTCTTTTATTGCAATCTTATGGATCCTTTCTTCCAATACAAATTTCTTTTCATCTAATTTGTTTGCTATTTCTAATTGATTAGCAATTCTTTCTAGTACTGATGTTAGTTTTGGAATATCCTTTTCCAATAATTTACGACCAATACCTGTTCTTAAAAATTCTGACATAATAAGTTGTTTATTTTTATATGCAAAAATGCGACTTAGTTTTATGAATATATAATCAAAATAACAACAATATGAAAAAGGTACCTTTATTTGAAGATTTTGTCCCGGTGGGGTTTGGAGGAAGTAATGCAGCTAACTACGGTTTAGGTGGTGGCTACAAAGAAACTGGTTATGATATGAATGCTATAGTTGGTCCAGTTGAACAATGTTCTAACCATGTAGCTGAACAAGCTAACAGTTATGAATCAAATGATAATGCTGAACATACAGCAGAAGCATATATTAAAGAAGCAAAGAAACATATAAACGATAAGATAGACGAAGCATGCGAAAACTATGCAGCTGGGGCTATGGAGGAATCAACGGTTAACGAAGGGACTGATATTAGTTCATGGAATCAGGCTGGAATTAAAGGCTCTGATAATGCTCAGATAACTACTTTTGCTGGACCTAAGGATATTGAAGATTTTGGCTTAGGTAGAAAATGTATGCAAATAAACATAGGAAGAAATTATGTTCAATTAAATCCTGCTGATATTGTGGAATTAAAGGATCTTCTTAAAAACTATAAAGTATAATATGATACCAAAATTTGAAAACTATTTAAATGAAGCTTCTGATTATGAATTTAATCCTAATGAAGCTGCAAGAAGATTAAAGGACAGAGAAAAAGAAAACATACAAAGGTATAGAGCTGCTCAAGATAGAGGAGATAATTATGCAATTGAATTATATGAGCTAAAAATTAAAATGGATAAAATTGATCTAGAAGGATTAAAGGTACAAACCGCTATTCATCAACTAAAACAAAAGAATGGAAAGTAATGGAAAATAACCAAGAACGAGAAGACTTAAGTAAAATACGCCACTATAAAGGTACAGTAAAAGATTTTAAAAATTACTGGGATGAAATGGCTGGAACTGAAACTAATGCATTTGGTACACCAGAATACCAAGGGTTTAATAATGTACACCCTACTCGTGGTGCTAATGATAGTGAACACTGGAAAACTTCAAATGTAACTGAAGGTAAAACTACAGATGGTTTAGGAAAGGAAGGGATGGAAATCTACAGAGATTTACAAGATCTTGTAGGATTTGAAAAAGGCATGACTATTACAAATTATAATAAGATTGAGCCTACTATGAAAGACCATAAGTTATTTAAAAAGTTAAATCCTAGAGAGGTAAGAATCTTAGGTAATGCATTAGGCAACTTAATGAGAATTGCAATTAGAATGGAAAGGTAATATGAAAGCAGATAAAACTCACATAACAAAATTTGATTTATTTGAATCTAAAGAATCTGATGCATTAGCAAAAGCAATGGATAAAGCAATGATTAAGATAGATGAAAATATGTCTTATACGGATTTTGCTTTAGCTGTTGGGAAAATCTTAAGAGAAGATTATGGAAAACATAACTTCGGACCTTTTATGAAAGTTCTTCACAAAGACTTAGGAATATAATTACATACAAACTAAAAAAGACCACTCTATGAGTGGATTTTTAGTCTTATAGCTTTTATTGTAATTTAATAAATCCATTGGCAACTGACCAAGGTTCTTCGGCCCAAAGGTTAATTGCAATAGCACCTCGCCTACCTGCAGTTACAAGTGACACACAATGTGCGACATCACCAGGATTAAATATTACTAATCGGTTAGGTCTGGTTTTTATTACCTCTGGTGTTTTATCTTCTCCATCAGTATAGATCAAAAGATCACCACCAGTAAAGTCAAATCCTTCAGGATAATATACACAACCTAAAACTGGTTTAAGAGGTATACCATCATAATCTTTGTTTTCTTTTCTATAGGCAACATCATCATCATAGTGCATTTCTAAATTATCTTTAAAAACTACATCATCTTCATGATTACCTACAGCTTCCTGTAAACCGGTCCAATATTCAAAACCGTCTATTTCAAATGTTTCTTGTAATGGAAAATTTTCACTAAAGATATACTTAGCAAGTCTTTGTTTTAAATTAACAGCATCTTTATTCCACCAACCTTTCCAGTACTTATACACGCCTGGATCACTAAAGAATAATTCATCATTCTTTATTTCATCTAATAAAGATTGGTCTTTTATAAAATTGTCAAATACAGCTATCATAGTTTATTAAAATAATTTTTCAAGGTCATTTTTCTTAATTACTTGTTTAAGCATCTTAACATAGTTTGTTGCTTCTGCATAACTTGCACCTAAGTATTCAAAATAATCTTCTTCAGAATCTAGCTTACTTAAATACCTACACTGATAAAAGGCATAATCATATACCGATTCTCTCCAATGATTATAGTAAGCATGATTCCTACTAGTACCTTCTGCTGTTGTAATTCTACGTCTTGCCTGTTTCATACCGAAGAGGTTATGGTTTTCCAAAAAGATATCACTTTTAAAATGACCAGTTTCTAAAATAGATTGTGCCATTACTATGTGGGGGTAGTCAACATTAAGATCACTTAACATTGATATTAATTTATCTTGAGAGAAAGTATCTACTTGAGCAATAAAAATTTGAGTTTCACCTTCTTGTAAATTTTCAATAATAACCTCCTTTGCGGTGGTTCTCCCAATAGAAAATCCAACAATAGAAATTAATAATAAAATTGATAAAAGATAAAGAACCCAAGTTTTAATACATACTTTGCTATACTTTAATTGATCCTTGTCGTATTTAAATATCATATACTTTTTTTAAGTTAAACAAATAAGCATTAGAGAAAAATACCCCAATGCTATAATTAGAAAAATATCTATTGATTCTAATTTAGTTAAAAATCTTTTCATAATTCTTTAGATAAAGCTATCCATAATACTATGTATACCCAGAATGCTGCAGGTATAAAAAATAGAAAAGCAACCCTCCATAAAATAGAAGGTAATCCTGACCACTCACCAAGCCCTTGGCATACACCTCCGATGTATCCGTCTCCTCTGTATAATTTATTTGTCATTTTTAATTTTTAAAATTTACCTTCAGCAACCTGAAAACAATCAAGCCCGTTTTCTCTCCACATCTTAACTACCTTTTCTCTATCATCAAAGACACAAAGAATATCACTTTTCTTTTCACCTTCAAATAATAAATCCAACCAGTGCTTCTTTAGCTTATCATCTGGCATCCACTTAAATGGATGACCAGTAGGTCTCATTTTCAATACGTCAAATGGAACATCAAATTTATTTAACCATTCTTTAGTAGTATCTTTAGTAGCTTTACTTCTCCCACTGAAAATTACAATATGATGACCGGCAGCTTTAAGTATTTTAGCCATGTGAATAACTGGCCAGTTTGGTTTATCTAAACTAATGTTATTAGGATCAAAGAATTTATCCCAATCCATTTTACCGTCTTCCTTTGTAGACAATTCTCGTCTTTCTTCAATGTCAGCCAAAGTACCATCCAAATCAAAGATAACAGTATTAGCTGTACCGTCTAATTCAAATTCGTTAATGTCTAATTTAATTTCCATAATTTATTAATTTATTTAAATATAACAAATCTACCTGTAAAGTGAAAGTTTTTTAAGATCTTTTTTCTTCATCAGATCTAAGACTCTGTATATAAATAGCCTTTTGTTTTTGAAGTCTTTTAGCCTCGGACGGTTTTGTAAAATGTTTTCTATCCTTAAGTTGAGTTCTTAGCTTAGTTCTTTTTTGCTTTATCTTATACCTCTTAAGCATTCTATCAATAGATTCTTTTTCATTGCGCTTTATAATTATCATATAGTATATATTTGTTGTGCCGCAGGGGCTCGAACCCCGACTCTTCTGTACCAAAAACAGACGTGTTGCCAGTTACACCACAGCACACGGTAATTACTTACCTATTTTCTTTTACTATTAACCTTGCAATAGTACCTTCTAATTGTTCAAATCTCTTATTGATTAGATTATCATATTTGTCAAATCTTGAATCAATTAGTTTACCTAACTCATTAGATTCTTCTCTGAATTCACGATCAAGCCTGTCAACTTCATCTTGAGTGAGAGCATGCAATTTTTCTAACTCATCAGAAAAATCATCAGCAGTATCACCAATGTAATCTTCCATGTCATTACCAGAAAATTCAATTTCTGAAATTTTGTTCCAAACCTTAACCATACCAAAAATCCCAATGACTACAAGAACCGATAGTATACCTAAAGTGTAATAAAATATTTCCATTTGTTTGTTTGTTTTTACAAAATAAAGTTCATTCCTTATTTATTATTATATACCTAAATGATGAATAGTTTAAGCATAAAAAACCCAGGGTCCTAGAATCCTGGGTTTTAATATTAATATAAAGTTGGTTTAGAATTTTAATCCAAATCCAATCTGTAAGTTAGTTGTTTCCATTCCTAGATCATAAACGATCTTAGGGTCTACAAACATAGATCCTTTGTGGAATTCAAACATTCTACCTACACCTAATTGAGCTTGATCAAAATCAAAATCATTTAGTGCAACATATCCAAAAAATCCTTTGTGGAAATATCTTCCTTCTAGACCTAATGTCATGTCCTCTGTTGAATCAGCTTGAGAAAGACTCATGCCGACCATGTACTTATCAGAGAATGCGTATCCGATTGTTGGTTGGATTGATAATTCAGTCCATGCAGTATTAGTAAAATCACTAGTACCTACGTACCAATCACCTTTTGCATTTTGCGCGTTTGCTCCGAAACCTACTAGGATTGTTAGAGCGAAAGTTAAAATTAAATTTTTCATTTTTAAAATTTGTTTTTGTTATTATTATTAATTATTGTCACTTTTTAAAACACTTGAATTTCATGAGAATGAATCTAGTAATTAAATTTTCATAAATTTTCAAATGAGTAGCCGTGAACAGAAGTGCCCACAGTTTTCTTAATGTTTTTTGTTATATTAATTATATAGCATTTAATAAATTTGTTTCAGAATTAATATTGAGATTCTATTTTTACTACTTCTATTGCTCTAACTAACTTATCATAATCAACTGGGCATTTAAGATCCAAACCAGCCTTAGCTGTAAATTTAATATATGCATCTCCTCTAATATAAAGTAAGATAGTAGGTGCCATTCTAATTTTAAGATCCTTTTTTAATTGGGGTGAATTAGAAATATCACATCTATAGTATTTAACCCCATCCAATTTATCAACCTTTGCCCAATCTTTAAATGCATTATCTTTATTAAACTCTGCGTAAAATTCTACAACTATTACATCATGATCATCGTGATCTTCATAAGCACCATATCCTGTAACTTTTTCATCAAAAGTTTTATCAGATACCCAATTTAAAAAATGTCTTTGGTTCTGTGCAGATGCAAATATGTTTGCTAGTAAAAATATTATTACTAAAATCTTTTTCATATTATCTTCTTTGTTGTAATTCATAAAGGCGTTCATCAATCTTCTTCAGTTGCTCTTTCATTTCCTCAACATCTTCTTGCGTATCCATAATAGTTTGTCTGATTAATTCATCCTTCATATCAAATTCCATTCTTTCAATTACAGGTTTAGGTAATTTCTTTGCATCATCTATATCAGCTTGTAATACAAACCACATACTGATTACTGTTGCCATTGCTGCACCTATTGCTAATAAAGTTTTAATACTAACCTTAAATCCAATATCTTCATTTAACTCTTTTGCCATTTTAATCTATTCTTATTTAAAAGTATAATTTAATCCAAACATAGTTTGGTATAGTTTGCTATCCCACATTTTAGAATATTCACCTTCAATAAATACTCCAAGATTTTTATTTACTTTAAAACCTAATGAAGTTCCAAAGGAATAATCAGACCATTGTTCCGGTTCAGAATCTTCTCTTAATCCACCTAGACCCCAATTGTTTCGGTTAAGATAACTAAATTCTTCTTCTCCAGCAATGTATGTATGAAGTGGTAAAATATAATTAGCGTAAGCATGTACCCAGAATCTATTTTCATAATGATAAAAATCAATGCCTACTATAGGGGCTACCTCCATCCATGGATCTAATAAGTCCCAGGCTTCACCATTGAAACGATTCATTAAACCAGGCATTATCGTTTCTCTAAAATCTAAATCTGAGTGAGCTACTTCATTACCATCAGCATCTACCCAACACCAATCTTGTGTGGTTACCGGTTGACCTGTATTTGGATCTGTACTGGTTTGTGTATAAAAAACATCTTGGTAACCATATTCATATCCTAATTGATACCATTGATTTATAGCTTGACCACTATCGTTAGTTTCGTTTAGCCAAATTTCCACAGGGTTATAACCATAAGCTCTTTCATGACCTCTTAATATAGCCCCAGCAGATATACTAAACTTTTTGCCTATTGGTAATCTTCCTCTAAGTTCAGCTGAATTATAATTAAGATTAATTTTACCAACTTCTCTAGCTTGAACTTTTGCAATATGATATTTACCGGTATGCTTTATAAAGAATCTATAGTTAGTAAAATCTTCACCTCGCCATCTTTCCTTTTCAAAATGAAATTGATATTCCAAACCAGGTATAGCAGATGAAGGTGCACCAAATGTTAATTGATTTTCGGTACCGTCATAATAATTTTTTGGCTTTCTTTCATAATTAAATCTTGCTAACTTTCTAATACCAAAACCGTATCTATAATCAAATGGATAAATTGGAGTATTATCAACAACATCAGGAATTGAGTATATACTACCGTCTGGATTAGTTCGTAAAAAATATGTAGGCTCAGCTGCCTCAATAGAATTGTTTATATCCCCTCCTCCATAGATAGTACCATACTTTAAAAAGTCTTGGTATAAATTTGAAAAGAAAGAATCATTTTGAGCACTCGCATTAGTTGATGTTAACATAACTAATCCAATTAAAATGCTAATTAAGTGTTTCATAAAGTTAGAACTATTTTTAGTATTTATTTTAAAGATAAGGATTTTTTGAGAGAAATTTCTTAAATCTTTACAAAAACAAAAAAGACTGGCATAAACCAGTCCTTAATGTAATATTTACTATTTAAAGTTATTTATTATTCACTATGTACAACAGACCCTGATGGTATGTTAGTATTAGCCGGGATAGTAACACCTTCATGAACAGTTACATTATCTCCTATTGTTACACCATCACCAATATTACAATTAATATCAATAATAGAACCAGCTCCAATATAAACCTGGTCTCCTATTAAGGTGCCTGGTCTAACTAATGAACAGCACCCAACAGTTAATCCTTTTCCAACCTTTACATCATCTAAATTATTGCAGCCTTTAAAAAATGTATTCATAGAAGCACCACTTAATTCAATATTCATAACTGATAATCTGTCATCTCCAGATTCTAAAGCAATAACCCAATCACCATCACCTGCTTGTGGATAGTTATCTTTATCAAATAATTGGTAAGAGTTTTTAGGCATCAAAGATACAATTTTTGTATACCAATCATTACCTGGTGTATAATAAACGTTTAACATATTTCTAATTAATTTTTTTATATATTTAGTTAGTGTAGGTTATATCTAAATCTCCTGCTGTAGTATCAGAAACCCAATAAGGGGGCGGTGAGGTAACACTCTGCAAGTAAATACCTTCAGATTCATCTTTCATCTCCGCTAACTCTACATCGGTTGCAAACGGTTCAGGTGTATCTTCATTCTTATAAAATTCCGCTAACTCTTCTTCGGTCATAGATTCAATCATATCATTTAAAACCATGTCTAATGCATGTGATTCATCAAACTCTTCTGGAACTGTATGACCTTTATATCTACCCATACCTGCGGTTAGGGGAGTCTGTGGTTCTTGGCGATCTACGTAAGGGTCATGTGTAGTAATGTCTCTGCGTTTTTCCTTAACATATAATAAACTACTTCCTACTAATTCAGCATTTAAAAACCCATCTACATAAATTTCTTTTATTGCATTGTATGGAAGTTCGCCTGGAATTAATTCTTGGTATAAGTCTGATTGAGCTGAGATGATTTTTGCTACATACGCTTTAGTATATGTAACATCATACTCAGAAGCTTTACCATTTACTGTAATTGTTTTTACTTTTGCCATTGTTGATTGATTTAATAAAAAAGGAAGACGATGCGAA